AGTATTCATATCTCTCATGCCTAATATTCTTTCTCTGTTGCTCTGCTTTCTTTCTCAGCAACAAGAAATTATTAAACATCTCATGGTACTTAGCATGTAATGCTGGTACCTTTAATGATTCTGTGTGAAGATTATCTGGATCAATCTGTGAGTCTTTCTCCCACATACTTTGCAAAGTTTCAAGATTCACATTGGCTGTCCTTGGTTATTAACAATATCGTAGATGGTATATTTGAATGTTACTTCTGCAGTAAAGTAATCAATAGTACCAGGTGTAGCATCGAATTGTAATGTTGTTAATTCAGATGGCCACAAGTCACTATATTTTACCATAAATTGTGGATTATTACTAGAGTCTAATACCATTAACGTACCATCACTTACCAAATTATCTGGATTTCTAGGATCAGCATCTACAAAATCTGTTTTACCACTCCATAAACTATAAATTTCATTTAAACTATCTGGAAATGCAATACCACGCATCCAATTCTGTATCTGCATATAATTTTCAAGATCCTCATCAACCAAGAATCTCAAACTAAAATCTTGGAAATCCATCTTATCACCAACCTGAGGAACATTCTTCAGATAGGTTGCTTGTTCTGCAGGAGCAATGGTTAGTCCAGGTATTTGAGCACTATTACTAAAGAAACTTACCTTGGGTGCTTTGGCCAAAGAGAATCTAAAACCAATAGGAGATAGAAAATTCCTATTAGCAATTTGTTTTTCAAATGGATTACTCGTTGCCATCTCTGTTCATCTGCTCTTCAAGTTTTTCTTTTGCTGCTTTTATACCAGCAAGTCTTACTTCCAATGCATCCTCATAACGATGAAGCATCTTTAGTTTAAATTTTTGACGGTCTTCTAGACTCATCTTATTTTTACAGAACATGGTAGAACGCAGGTCTCCGTATTTATTTAGACAAAAAAAGAGAGCCCCGAAGGACTCTCTTGAAAAATATGTGAATATGAATCACATGAGGTTCTTAACGCCGACTCTTCTGTAGTAACGGTTGGTGTTAACCTTGAGTTGTCCACTACCGCGGGTCTTACCCTCAGCAAATGGGTTAGCAACCATACCGTAACGAGTCTTAAAGCCAATCTTGGGCTGGAAAGTGTTCTCTCCAACTGCACGTACCATTTGTAGCGGAACGTATGGGCAATAGAACAATCCGGCGTCGTAAGGTGAGGTACCTTTGTAACCGACAACATAGTACTGGTTACCATTTGCAGCGTTAGCAGCAGTTAGGTTAGCAGAATATGGGTCGATGTATACCTTGTACTTACCATTGATAGTACCAGCGAAGGTATTACCAGTGTCATCAACGTTAAGGTTAGCGTTGAGGGCAGGAGTGTAATCAAGTACACCAGCCATGGTGAGAGCAGAAGCAACATCAGCAGATGTAAGGATGATGTTACCCTTTCCACGACGAGTTCTCTGTGCAACAGCGTTAGCGTCTCTCTCAATCTGGAATAGAAGTCCCTTGAACTTCTCAACTGACCATCTACCGTTGGAGTCGATGTCCAAGTCAAACAGTCCGGCAGTTGCTGTGTTTTGTACAGCGCCTTGCTCAGCAGTTTTGTAGATAGTACGAATAACCTCGCGGTTAATCTCAGCAAGAATCTCAGTAGAAAGAATGTTGGCAAGTTCTGCCTCAGCATTCAATCCGTGGATTGCTTTAAGGTCCTGAGCAAGCTCAAGTGAGTACTCAGCCTTTAATGCACGTGACTTCGCTGTAACGGTGACTTTCTCGATTGAGAATGCCATCTCGTTGAAGCCCCAGCCTGTGCCGTCGCCTAATTGCTCAGCGTCGCCAGTAGGCATACCTTGTCCAACTGTGTAATCTGCAGTAGAGTTTACACCAACTGGGTTAAGGATTGCGGGGTTTGAACCAGCTTGGATAGTAGTACCAATACCAGCAGCCACTTCATTGAAGTCGCGGGTAAGGGTATTCTTGCTAGCATCAGTTGCTAGTCCGGAGAACGTTGTATCTACTTCATCGTAGAATGTCTCGGTTCCGTCCATGCTTGTGTAGCGTGAACGCATTGCAAAGATAAGTCCAGTAGGACCGCTCATTGGTTGAACACCAGCCAAGTCATAAGCGACTAGGTTTGGCATTGAACGACGAATGAGGCTTATCAATACAGGGTCGAAACCAGCGTTTCCTAGTGCGTTGGTTCCTGCAGTACCAAAACCACCTTGTGCGCCAGCGACGTTAGCGTGGTTGGTAGGGTTCTCCATAAGGTTCTGGCCCTGATTGAAGGCCTGCTCCTCACGAAGGAATTTTTCTTGGTTCTCTAGTAGAACAGCGGTCGTAGCCCGACGATGGGGATCTTCGATTCCTCCATCATGATCTAGGAGGGGCTTCCACTTTTCTACCAGATGTTCTGATTGGAACATTAGTAGTTACCTAAAGTGTTTAGTTTGATAATATTAAATTCAAGACTTCATCTTGCCTAGAATACTCATATAGGATTCCATAGTTGCAGGTACATCAGCAGCTGCTACTTCGCCATCGGCGGATTCCATAAGAGTGTCGGCACCGGAAGTTTGAGGAGCTGCTTTTTTGTCAGAGAAATAAGATTCTCTCAGGGATGCTAGCTTCTCTTTGTACGACTCTTCACTTTCAAACTCAACACCTTCAGCGAGTGAAGCGAGCTTCTCTTTCTGAGTGGCAGCAAGGCCTTCAGAAACGTCAGCAAGAATTACATCTGAAGCAGACTCAGAAAGTCTCTTGTTCAGTGCAACGTTTGCTTCGATCTGCTCGTTGAGTTTATTCTCCATTTCATCTAACTTCTCTACCATAGTAGAGACAACATCATATTTTTCGTCAGGGATTGATACATAATGATCTTCAAAAAGACTCTTCATACCAGACAGGAATGATTCAGTCATCTCTGTCTTGAGCCCATGCTCAACTGAGAGTTGGTTTTCTTTCAACCACTCTTCAGCAACGTACTCTAGGTATGAGTCAGTACGCTCAGTGAGCTCTTTGCGGTGTTCTGCAACTGCTTCTTCGATTGCAGCACCTTTTTCTTCTTCAAGTTTTGCCTTGATTTCAGAAACTTTTGCGTTGATGGCAGCTTCAAAGATTGTCTTTGCTTTCTCTTTGAATTCCTCAGAGAGTTCTTCGCCACCTAGTAGAGCGTTGACATCTTCTTCCATGTCATACTCTGCTACAACTTCTTCAGTAGGGGTTTCGACTTCTTCAGTTGCTGGCTCTTCGGCAACAACCTCTTGCTCGTCTTTCACTTCGACTTCATCACCTTGCTTAAGGTTAGATGCTTTCTGAACTGGCATGGCTCCTGTCTTACCCTTACGATTAGTAACTACATCGGATACCTGCTTAACGCCGGAACCAGCATCCAACTTAGCCGAATCGTTATCAGGCTTATAGTTGTCTGGTGTAGGACCTCCAAGATCCTGCCATGTAGGAGCAGTACCACCCGTTGTAAGCTTCGGCATAGGATCACCCTTTGCAGCATTAGCATTAACAGCGGTTTTGGATTGCTTAGTGCCTACTTCCATTTCTTGTAAGTCTCCACTCGACATTGTTAAAGTCCTCGAATACCCTTTGTAATCTATATTTATTTAGAAGAATTAAAGATTCGACAAGAAGTCGTTGAAAATGTTCAACTTGTTCTCATCTAACTTTTTCTGATCAACCAGTGTGTTGATCTGTTTGTATGTCTTACGTGCCATTCTCTCACGGAGAATTCCACCGTCCCATACCCAGTCCTTACCTTCCATAATGCCTTCGACAAATGCATCAGGAGCTGAAGGATCAGCAACGATATCAGCAGCAGTTGCTAGCATGAAATCATCACCTACAACATTAATACCCTCGCGGGTTGCTTTGAGTGAACCGATGCCTCTTGAAGAAACACCAAGTTTTACTCCTTCCTCTACTAAGTTAGCAGCAATCTTACCCATTGGTGTGCCAAGAATCTTAGCCTTACCAACAAAGTTAGAACCGCTTTCCTTTAGAGAAACGATTTTATGTGAAACTCTATCGAGATTCACGGTTGGACCTTCTGGATGTCCAAGTTCACCGAGCGCACGTCCAGATTGGATGTGATTCTCGTTGTAACGTCCCACTTCTTTCCGAAGAGTTTCCATGGGATACATTCTCCCATTACGATTAGTGATGTTCCCTTGTAAGAAAACACCTTCGATATACATAGACTTCTTGCCGTTTTTATTTTCGACTAGAAATTCTACCTGTTCAATTTCTTCCGTAATGAGTTTCATCAGGCGTCACCTGTTATTTGAACTTGTTGTACATTCAATTGTCCAGTACCAGTAGAGCAAATACCAGCAACACGGAATGCTTTCCTTGCTACTGCTTTATCTCCTTGGCCTTGATCATCATCTGTGAAAGTACCACTAAACGCACTACTATTATAGTTAAGTGTGCATGTGGTTCTGGAATCTTCTGCTCTAGGATCTGCAAAAGTAACAGCAGTTACCTTAGCATTACCTGGAATATCCCATCCAGATTTTGACGAAACAGTTACTGCAACAGTATCATCAACAGCAAAAGGACAACCAACTACACCTTCTGGGAAGGTAATTACTGTGGTAGTACCTTTAGTAATACCAACAACTCTTTGTGAAAGAACAGGTCCAAGACTTAAGAAAGCCTCAGTATTCGCCTCCATAAAGTAGTTACTAGATGATGCAGTAGGAGTATTTCCTATCGCAACATGGATACCGTTTCCACTGTGGTTAACAACTCTGAGAGTGTCAGTTTGTTGAGGAATAGGATCTACAACTTGACTGCTACTATTAGTCAGCGCCTTTTGGTAATTGTCTCCAACCGGATTGTGGACCGCCATTACTCTTCTTCCTCAGTGTTTTCGGTGTCTGCTGCGACTGCAACTGGTTCTTCATCACTAACTTCACTTTCAACTTCGTCTTCTACTTCAGGAACTTCATCCTGGAAAAGACTATTTGCTATCTCAGGCTTCAAAGCATCAACCTTCTCAGCTGTTTTTGCAAATAGCAAATCTTTGATAGCATCACTCACCTTAGATGGCGAGTCATTTGCCACAATAGCATCCATTAAATCATCCATACTGATGGTCATAACTTTTTCTATATTTTATTTATATCTCTCCGCCCTTAGGTAGTTTAGTCCTACCAGCATCTTTCGAGCCTTCGAGATTAGGTTCCATGATTGGTTGTCCCAAATCTGCTTGTGGAGCAGCACCTTGTTCACCAAATCCAGGAGCCATACCTACACCGTCAACTGCCATTTCCATCTCTTTAGGATCTTGAATAATACCTTCATCAATTTCCTTTTCAATGAGTGCATCCTGCTCAAGAATATCTTGATCAGTTTGACGTAATACTTGACGACGAACCCAATCTTGTGAGTAGTACTTACCAATATAAGGTTCAGCTTCCATCGCTAGTGAGAATCTTTCTCTCTGGATTTCACCGTCCTTAAGTTCGGAGAAGTGATTATCATATAAGAAATCGAACTGAATGTTCTCAGACATTGCATCCCAATCTTCTGGGGTACAAATATTCTTAAGTAAGCATTGAGTTCTTAAACAATCTAAGAATAGATTACTAAATCTCTTACGTAATCTACCTACAAACTTAGTAAACTTAAGTTCGTCTCTTAGAATCTCAGAAGATCTCCCCAGGTTAAACCCACCGTCTCCTTCAATTCTTGAGATTGGAACATTAAGTGACTTGTAGAGTTTCTTCTTAAAGTA